AGAACTTTGTGAGTTTAACGAAGCTCACCTCTACAACAGAGAAAGTTGGCAGTGGCGTAACTTTGATAAGACACGCCGTCCCAAGAAGCCTTTTACAGGCGAACGCAAGCCTTATCTAGGCAAGAATCCACGTCCTTACAACAATGAACGTATTTCTAATTGATCTAGAAGCTGTTGAGACTAGGTACACGGGTCAATGGAAGACTCATGTGCCTAATCTCTTACGAAAGGCAGGACACAATGTTCAAATTATATCGGGCCCTAGCGATATTCCTAGCGCCACTACTCCTGGTGCATTTCTCAATTTTGGGGGCACTAATATTTATAAGGCAAGCCAAGTTGAACAGCTTGGAAGACTTTTTTGTGCAGGAGCCGTCCAGGCTGGCGATCATTTTATCTTTACTGATGCCTGGCATCCTGGTGTCATAAATTTAAAGTACATGAGTGAACTGTTGGGCATACCAGTAGTCATACATGGGCTATGGCATGCTGGTAGTTATGATCCTCAAGACTTTCTTGGTCGATTAATCGGTAATGCTAAATGGGTCAGACGTGCCGAACAAAGTTTCTTCCACGCATTTGATCACAATTACTTTGCTACTGAATTTCACGAACGTATATTCTTTGATAATTTGTTACACAACGGTATGCCTAATGAAAATCCTTGGTACGAAGACGATTGGAATGAACGAGTTGGCAAAATGGTTCGTACCGGGTGGCCAATGGAATATATGGACGATGTATTAACCATGTATAAGAACATGCCCAAGCGTGATCTTATTTTGTTTCCGCATCGTATTGCTCCAGAAAAACAAGTTGAAATATTTAGAGACTTAGCTACACACTTACCGCAGTATGAATTTGTAGTATGCCAGGATCAACAGCTAACAAAAAATGAATATCATAACTTGTTAGGCGAAGCAAAGATGGTGTTTAGTGCTAACTTACAAGAAACTTTAGGCATTAGTTGCTATGAAGGTGCTGTAGTTGATGCTATTCCCATGGTCCCAGATAGACTTAGTTATACTGAAATGTATTACGATATATTCAAGTATGACAGCAAATGGACTGAATCTTTTGATGCTTATACAGTATATCGTCCAGATTTATGTCGTAAAATAATAGAACATATGGATAATTATTCTACTAGAATACCTTCCATACGCAAACAAGCAAAGGACTTACATGACAACTTCTTCAGTGCAACCAGTCTCCTACGAATGGTCAAATGATAGTACAAGTGCTGGGTTTATAGCCCAGGATATTATAAGCATCGATACTAGAACTATGGCTAATATCAGTGCTGCTGCCGGAGGAACAGGCAATGTTACTATTAGTAACACGACTGGAACTAATTACTATTATACTGGCGCAGGTCTTAATAGTAGCGGTACAATATCTATCGGTGCGATTGGTTCTGGCGCAACTGTTACGCTTAATGGTGCCGGTACTGGATACGACTGGTCGCAATCATTTCCAGTAGATTTTGTCAACGCATTTCCTGACTGGGATAAAGTAGAAAAAATGTGTGAAGAATATCCCGGATTAAAAATAGCATTTGAAAAATTTAAGACAACTTACAAACTAGTAGTAGACCACTATGACACTCCAGAAGATAAAAGACCTAAGCCTTAATTGGCTCGAACGCCATGACCGTAAACGTATTATTATGGATCGTACAGAAAACGAACCATACTTGGAACGCTACTATGTCTTGTTTAAAGAACGTGTGACATTTCCTTATAATGTTTTCTTACACAAGTTCTTAAAATCAGATCCAGATGATGTACATGACCATCCTTGGAATTACTTTACCATTATTCTTGCCGGCGGCTACTACGAGTGGATTGCTCAGTTTAACGAAGACGGTACAAAGAGCTGTGAAGTAAGAGTATGGCGTGGCCCTGGTAGTTTCCGTTTTGGTAACACACATACCTTTCACCGTATCGAATTAAAAGAAGGCGTTACTCCATGGACATTGTTCTTTGTGGGTAAACGTCAACGCGAGTGGGGATTTATTGTAGAAAATAAATGGATCCACTTTGAAAAATATTTAAGTGATAGAAAGAATGGCATACTTCCCAACACCAATTAACGTATCAACAGCTAATCATGCTGTTCCTGTTCTAACTAATACTACCGTACCATATGGTGGGTATTTAACATCAACAGGAACTAACACCACTTGGACTACTGGTACTAGTGTTGCCAATCCTTATGACACGGTAATGGTTATCAACCAAGGTGACCCTCCTCAATTAGACGTTAAAGGTCGAATGGTTATTAATGGACGCGATTTAGAAGAACGGTTGAATACAATAGAAAAAGTCTTGAATATTCCAGAAAGAGATGTTATACTAGAACATAAACACCCAAAGCTCAAAGAGTTGTACGATGCGTACATAAACGCTTTGGGCAAATATAGAACATTCGAAGCAATTAAAGGAGAAGACGATGGAACTACATGAATCAGTTAAAGACACCTACAAAGAAATAGTTATCAAAGAACACGACGGCTTTCGTCTTGTGTTGAAAAAACACGAAGTATTAAGCCCTAAGGGATTATTTGCTCTTGACTTAGAACAACAACATTTAAAAGATGGCGAGATTGTTGATAGCAATACTTATAATTACTTTATGACTCGAGAAGAGTTAGCCACATTGGCATCGGCTCTAACAGCATGAAGAAAGTTTACTATACCTGGCAACAAGTCGAAGGAGCATGTTTAGACATTGCTCGCCAAATGTCAGCACACAATTGGAAGCCTGACTATATTGTGGGTATAACACGTGGTGGACTTGTGCCGGCTAATTTACTAAGTCAGTATACTGGCATTAAAATGTCAAGTTTAGATGTTAGTCTACGAGACGGTGGCGATTGTGTTAGTAACTGTAGTATGAGTGAAGACGCATACGAAGGTAAACGGATTCTTGTTGTTGATGATATCAATGATCAAGGATCTACAGTCGCTTGGATTAAAAAAGATTGGCAGTCAAGTTGCTTGCCTGGCGAAACGCAATGGCAACATGTATGGGGCGACAATGTTCGCTTTGCAGTATTAACACACAATCTCGGTAGTGAATTTAAAGATCCAGATTACTATGTTTGGACTGTAGATAAGAGAGAAGAAGATTGTTGGTTGGTTTATCCTTGGGAGGATTTTTGGTTATGACATCAGCATTAGTTAAATTAATTTTAGGTATCGTATTTATTGTATTTGTTATCATTGTCGGCCCGCTAGTAGGTATATGGAGTTTAAACACATTGTTTCCAGTTCTGCACATTGCTTATACATGGGAAACTTGGTTAGCGTTTGGAGTATTGTTTGGTAGTGCCACTGGATTAAGTTTTGGATCTCGTAAAAAATGATTACAATAGATGAATTACGCAAAAAAATTGAATCAGTAGATTACGATATAATGCAATTACAAAAAAACGGTGGTGGCAATCGGGCAATATCTGCATTACAAACTTACAAAGAATATTTGCAAGACGAGTTAAGGATGATGGAACATGCAGAGCGATCTAGAAAAAGCATTATCTGACAAAACAGCTCCATGGACTGAAATCGAATATAGAACAAAAACTTTTTGGGTGTTTAAAGATGCATATCCAGTTACCGAAGGGCATTTGTTATTTGTGCCTACCTACAAAAAATCTGAAAACTTATATGACTGTTTCAAAGCCGCATATAAATTTGGATATGACGGAGTTGAATCAGAGAAATGGCAAGGATTTAATGTCGGACAAAATGTTGGGCAGGCTGCTGGTCAAACAGTAATGTATCCTCATATTCATATGATCCCAAGACGTACAGGAGATATGGAAGATCCCCGTGGCGGGGTTCGTCATGTTATTCCAGAAAAAGGAAACTATAAACTTGGAAACAGTTAATGTTGTTTGGGAAATTGTAATACCGTGGCACAACCAGAATAATAAATGGTGGAATGAAGCATGTGCTGATGTAGTAGAAGTATTTGGCGTGCCGGGTGAACGTTTTACAAGTCACCCGCATGAAGATTGTATGCTGTTTCGATTCAAATCAAAAAAGGATTATCAATTATGCAAGATTCTACTTTCAGACAGAATTTAGACTTTTATAGTGTATTAGTACTAGGAATAGTGCTAGTGGTGGTTGCTGTTTACTACAATTATACACATCCCCATATAGTTGTAAAATACGATTGTAGTATAGCAGAAATTAGTCCAGATTATCCTATTGCTGTTAAAGAAGGATGTCGCAAACTTCGAGCAAATAAAACTTGAAAAAACCTAAATAAACCTATATAATATACACATAGGAGTAATAATGACTGAATCCAACACATATAATATTGACGAAGAAGAAGGCAGACCGTTACATATAGCCATTCGTGAACAAATGAAATCTCAAGGCCAACGATTTTGGGCTGGCGATAATATCAGCGATTACGTCGATGAAGAACAAAAAGAAGTTTTAATCGAAGAAGCTACAGTAGCTTTTGAAAAAGTATTGGACACTCTATTAATTGATAGAGAAACAGATCCAAATTCGAAAGGTACTGCAAAGCGACTAGCTAAAATGTACTTTAATGAAATAATGAGTGGACGATATGAACCAGCACCAGACGCAACAGCATTTCCAAATGATTCGGAGGACCGCTACGAAGGTATGTTGGTTGTCCGTAGTGAGCTTCGCAGTATGTGTAGCCATCATCACCAACCCGTTACTGGCGTTGCTTATATTGGCATTATTGCTGCTCAAAAACTTATTGGCTTATCTAAGTACACAAGAATCGCACAGTGGTGTGCCAGACGAGGTACTCTCCAGGAGGAACTTTGTAATGATATTGCTAGGGAAATCCAAAAAGCCACAGAAGCTAGAGACATAGGTGTGTATGTACAGGCTACACACGGATGCTGTGAGAATCGCGGTATTATGGCAAAAAGTAGTTTAACACAAACTACAGTATTAAAAGGTGCGTTCAAAGACGACCACGGTACAAAGAAAGAGTTTTTTGATAATATTAAGATGCAACAGGAGTATGCTTCAAAATGATGTACCAAACGCCAGCTGAAGGCATTATGCAAACTAATGACTGGGGTAAGAGTAAAGTCTACCGAGTTGCCTGCGAGTGCGGTGCTTCGGAGCATGATCATCATATTTGGGTAGAAGCCGACGACCACGGTGAAGTCGGTGTCACCGTTTATACAACTGTACGAAGCAATTGGTGGAGTAAAACTCGCTGGCATGCTATTTGGACATTGTTAACTAAAGGTTACGTCGACACAGAGTCTACTCTGGTTATGCGTAAACAGCAAGCATTTAATTATGCTCATACGCTGTTGAGTGCTGTTGAAGATGTAGAACAATTCAAAGAGGAACGAGATGCAGAACGCTAAACAAATAACTGATGAACTAATTTACCGTATGAAAACTACAGACCTAAATAAGTTTGAGATCAAACGTGAAGTAGGCGACAATTGGTTGCCTGACGGAACTATTCCGTTCGATATTAGTGCCACTAAAGGTATTGCTATTTTTACAGTATGGGCAGAAAGTGTTCAAGATGCAGAAGATCAAGTATCGCATTTTTTAGAAAAAGACAACAATGAGTAAAATAGACGAGCTATCATTTGATAGTAAATCTTTCTTTTTACCAAGCCATTCGATTAAAATTCATCGTTCACAGTTTGATAAAACTCTTTCTGCAAAGATATCAGAAATTATTTTACTAGAAGAATTTAATATACTTATAGGTACAAAAAAACCTGATCATGAAAAAGATGCAAGTTGGCTAACTGGGAGGCTTGGCGAGTATAATTTATTTGATTTCGATTATCCAGAAATACAAGAATTTAAATCTTTTGTACGAGATCAATTTATCGATTATTCCAATAAAGTAGGACATACTATACCTAACAAAACATATATCCAATGTTGGGCTAACATACTACGGAATAATGGAAGAAAAATAACAGCACATCACCATTGTACGGCTCATTCCGATGCGCCTCAAGAATATGCATACGTATCAGGAAATGTGTGTATACAAACTAACCACACTATGACTTATTATAAAAATCCTTTTAATGATTCAAAAGTAGGAATTTATAATATAGTAGGAGAATTAATATTGTTTCCATCTCATATTATACATTGGACTGATAATAACAACGACCCTGAACCTAGAATAAGCATAGCATTTGACATTATAACAGACAAAGTGTATAATATGATAGATAATAAAAATTTTAGAGAATTAACATGAGCAAAATTAAGATAGCGGAACTTTTCTACTCTATACAGGGAGAGGGTAGATATATGGGGGTGCCCAGCGTGTTCCTTAGAACTTTCGGCTGTAATTTCCGCTGTGCAGGATTTGGTATGCCTAGAGGCGAATCAAGTACAGAAGCAGAAGACATTGCTACCGTAGTACATCATTATAACAAATACGAAGAATTACCTTTAGTAAGCACCGGATGCGATAGCTATGCTAGCTGGCATCCTAGTTTTAAAGAACTTAGTCCAATGCTTACTAGCGATGCTATAGTAGACCGCATTATGGAGATTCTGCCACACAATGAATGGCTAGACGAGCATCTAGTTATTACGGGCGGTGAGCCATTACTAGGTTGGCAACGTGCTTATCCAGACTTGCTAGAACACGACAAGATGAAAGGCTTGAAAGAGATTACATTTGAAACAAATGGTACTCAAAAACTAACTCCTGAATTTAAACATTATCTAGGAGAATGGACTGCTGAGTCTTGGGATAGAGAAGTTACATTTAGTGTAAGTGCTAAGTTGCCATGTAGCGGTGAAAAGTGGGAAGAAGCAATCCTACCAGAAGTAGTGTGCGAGTACGAACAAGTTGGCACAGCATATCTTAAATTTGTAATTGCTACCGAAGAGGATAGAGATTACGCATTAAAGGCCGCAAGTGAATATCGTGCGGCTGGGTTTAAAGGACACGTTTACTTTATGCCAGTAGGCGGTGTTGAAAGTGTTTATAATTTAAATGCTAAGTCAGTGGCATTGATGGCAATGCAACAAGGTTTACGTTACAGTGATCGGTTACAAGTGCCATTATTTAAAAATGAGTGGGGAACCTAAAATGTTTTTTATGTCTTGTTTTATAATTGGTTGGATAGTATTAATATTATTATTATTGCGTTGGGTAAAAAATGTACCGACAGCATGTACTGGAAATTGTAATCAAGGACGTAACTGTACATGTAGAGAGAAAAAAGATGATTAAAAACTTATTTAGAAAATGGTTAGGTATTGACCAATTACAAGCCGAAAAAGAAGCACTTCAAATTGTTAGAGATAAAGCAGTTGCCGAAACTTATTTGGCTCAGCAACGAGAAGAACAAGCAAAAATGGATCCAAAAACTCGTGCAACCGCTAGAGGAGAGCCCTGGGTAGCTGTATTGGATACTCATGTTAATAAAGATAATGTTAGAAATGGCTTCTTTGAACTTGACTGGAATGATGAATTTATAGTACAATTAAAACAAGCTGGATACGGCTTTGAAGGCGATCCAGATGAAGAAATCGTAGACCGTTGGTTCAGAGATTTAGCCGGCAATATGCTTGCAGAAGCAGGTATTGCAGAACCAGAACGTGTCGGTGCTGGATTTATTAATGTAAGTAAAATAGGTGGCGGAAAAGCTGAAGTTAAATGACGTATATTTTAGTTGATACTGCAAATACATTCTTTCGTGCTAGGCACGTTGTTCAAGGGTCAGCCGATATTAAGCTCGGCATGGCATTTCACATTACACTTAACAGTATCAAGAAAGCATGGAATGACTTCGGTGGTACTCATGTAGTATTCTGCCTCGAGGGTCGAAGCTGGCGTAAGGACTATTATAAACCTTACAAAGCTAATCGACAAGAAACTCGTGCAGCTATGACACAAAAAGAACAAGATGAAGATAAATTGTTCTGGGAAGCATTTGACGAATTTAAAAATTTCATTGTAGAGAAAACTAACTGTACTGTAATGCGTCATGAAAACTTAGAAGCAGATGATTTGATTGCAGGTTGGATACAAGCACATCCGCATAGCAAACACGTTATTATTTCGACAGATGGAGATTTTGCACAATTAGTAAGTCCTACTGTTAGTCAGTATAACGGTGTAGGTGATTTACATATTACACACGAAGGAATCTTTGATGCCAAAGGTAAACCCGTTAAAGACAAAAAGACAGGCGA